GGAGAGGATGAGGAACCTGTAGAATACAAACGGTAAATAAGGATTTGCATCCAGAAGTCACCACACTTCTACAAAAGTATAATGAAGAAACAGGATGCCCTATTCTTCTAAATACATCTTTCAATGATAATGGCCAACCAATTGTTGAGACACCAAAACATGCGATTGACACATTCAATAATATTGATTTAGATTACTTATGTATCGGTAGTTACATTATAAATAAAAACTCAGAGGTTTAAATTAAAAATGAATTTTGCAGTCTATACTAAAGATGGTTGCCCGTATTGTGATAAGGTTAAACAAGTATTAGAGTTGACAGGGAGTAGGTTTGTGGTGTATAATTTAGGAGAACATTTTGAAAAGAAAGAGTTCTATGGTGAATTTGGCCAAGATTCTACTTTTCCTCAAGTTGTTGTAGATGGTAAAAAGTTAGGAGGGTGTATTGACACAATCAAATTCCTCAAAGAAGAATCAATCATTAAACAATGATATAAATAAATCCAAAGATAATGTTGATCGTGGGTTTAATTTTATACTTAATGGAGGGAAGAAAAACTCAAACAAACCGATTCCCGAAGGAGGTATAAAAATGAATCTTGATATCGTATTAGCTTTAGCATTGCCAGGATCAATATTATTTCTATTAGTTGGTGGAATAATAGGATGGACGGCAAGAGAATATATGATGAACTATCAGGAGATACCACGACCACATCCTGAAATGTTTGATACAAATGGGAATTTAGTTCCCGATGAAATTGTTGCATTTAGATTTGAAAATTATGACGAAAACGACTCCGAAGAATACCAGTAAACCAAGAAAGGTTACTGTTAAAACTACTCCCAATTTACCAAACAATCCTTTTATATTTGAAATTTTAGATTTAATTTCAAAACAAAGAAGTAAGGCTAAAAAAATAGAAGTTCTTAGAAAGTATGACCACAAAGCATTAAGAACTGTTTTTATTTGGAACTTTGATGAGTCTGTAAAATCTAATCTCCCACAAGGTGAAGTACCTTATCAGGGTTATGATGAGCAGAATACTTATAGTGGAACCTTATCAACTAAAGTATCCGAACAGATTCGTAGAATGCACGAACAAGAAAACTTCTCACTAGGAGCTAGTGACAATCAAGGACACACTACTATTCGTCGTGAATCAAAGCACTTTTATAATTTTGTTAAGGGTGGTAATGATATGATGAGTGGTATTCGTCGTGAAACTATGTTTATAAACATTCTTGAAGGTCTTCATCCATTAGAAGCAGAGATTATTATTCTTGTTAAGGATAAGAAATTATCTGATGTCTATAAGATTACTAAAGAGCTTGTTGCAGAAGCATATCCTGATATTAAATGGGGTGGTAGATAATGACTACAACGACAACAGCACCAAAAGCACCAGAAAAGAAAAAGTCTTTTTGGACTACAGAAGAACTTGATAACTTAAAAACCAAATACGGAACTGAAATTGTCGTAGAGAATGGTTCTTTGCAGGAGGTTTCTACCCGAAAAGCACCGACTGATTGTTATATCATAAAGTACGTTTGTGATGATGAAATTCATTATGACCTTTCACGGGGAAGTAAAGTTACTTTGTTTGATATGTATTGGGATAAGTTTAAAGGTGATTTAAAGACTATTGGTTATGGAAATGGAACCATTAAACCAAACCTCTGGGGTTATCAGGCACCGACTAAGAAGAAAAGAAAAGGTTAGGGCCACCAAAATCAGCTTTCAATTCCCATATATTCGGGAAAAAAACGCCGACATTTTTTCAAGCCACAGGATTTTGTAACAGAAAATACATAAGTACTTGACTATATACTATACATGTGTTAGTATTAACACAATCGTTCAACCTGATACATTTCAGGTCGCAAGTAAGCCGACTCGGAACGGAATCGTTCATCCTTATGGAATTACTTCTCGCTAGTCTCTTAACATGTGAATATGCTACTGGTCTTGTTGACGCAATATACCAGCAACATACTGAAACCCCTAAATCTGAACTTATTCAGATTGTGGCAGAGAGTACTGAGAAGGGATGCTTTGAGGACGCAAAAGCCGACTAAAGGAACGGAGTAAAATCCCACTACTTTGGAGAAAGCCAATGGCAAAAGTCACTTATCGTGGTGTCCAGTACGACACTAACGAGCGTAAGCAAACACAATCACAAAAGTCTGAATTGACTTACCGTGGTGTTAAGCACAGCAAAGCAGATGAAGTTTTACCTTCATATCTAGACGCTGGGCTTACTGTTGCTTAATTACAACTGAATAAGTTTAAAGGAGGGCTATTGACAGTCCTCCTTTTTTTATGTAAAATATATAAATACCATATAAAAATTATGGAACCACAAAGAGAAAAACTAAAATTGATTGTTCGCAATTTAGAACTATTGGTTGATGCTCTTAAAGCAGAAGTCTATTCTGATGTAGATGCTTATAAAACATCCTACGAAACATCTTTCGATAGAACAAAATATCCAGGATTTGGAGATTATGATGAAGTTTTTGAGGATGATGACGGATGAGGTCTAAGCATTTATTGAAAAGTCTCAGAAAAGCACTTCGGCAGGATCACTTATATGATGTTGAAGAGTTGAATTTTATGAAAGAGCAACTTGCTATTTTGGAGGAAGAAGTGGCAAAAACTAAAAAAACAAAACCTGAAGGATTTGGTAAAAAATGACTGTAAAACTTATAAGCATCACTCCTGACGCAGAGCAGACAATAGCATATATTGCCAGAGTGTCGAATCCATCAAATCAGGATAATGAGAAATATGCAGGACTTTTGAAATATTGTATCAAACATAACCATTGGAGTGTTTTTGAGCAATCTTCCATGACTTTGGAAATTGAGACTACTCGTGCTATTGCGGCACAAATCCTAAGACATAGGAGTTTCACTTTTCAGGAGTTTTCACAAAGATATGCCGCAAGCACTGCATTGGGTGATATTGACCTTCCAGAGCTTCGTAAGCAAGATTTGAAGAATCGTCAAAATTCTACAAATGACTTGGAACCTGAATTAGTTGAAAAATTCGAAAAACAGATGATTACCCTGTTTAGCTCTTCAAAGGCACTTTATGAGCAAATGTTGAGTCAGGGTGTGGCTAAGGAATGTGCAAGAATGGTATTACCTCTCTGCACTCCTACCAGAATCTATATGACTGGTTCTTGCCGTTCTTGGATACATTACATAAATCTACGTTCAGCACACGGAACACAAAAAGAGCATATGGAGATAGCAGAGGGATGTAGAAAGGTATTTACCGAACAATTCCCTGCAGTATCAGAAGCTCTTGAGTGGGTCTAAATAAATTTACAATATATTATAGTTATGGCAACATATCCTGTGGTTCACAAAGAAACTGGTGAACAGAAAGAAGTAAAAATGAGTATAACAGAGTGGAGTAAATGGTGTGAAGATAATCCAGATTGGAAGAGGGATTGGAGTGATCCATCCACCTGTCCAATGGCTGCCGAAGTCGGAGATTGGAGAGATACATTACGTAAGACAAAACCAGGATGGAATGAGGTTCTTCATAAAGCATCTAAAGCACCTGGTTCTAAAGTAAAAAAACTCACCTAAAATGGCAAGAAGAAAAAGAGCTAATAGTGAACAACCTATTGGTGTTGGTTTAACTGCCAAGCAGATGAAGAGGAAAAAACCTCTGAGTGCTGATTATTTGGTGGATATTGAACCACTCAATGATAATCAAAAAAACTTATTTAAATCCTATAAAGATGGTAAGCATTTGGTTGCTTATGGTTGTGCTGGAACTGGAAAAACCTTTATTTCATTATATAATGCTGTTAAGGATGTTTTGAATGAAAGTACACCTTATGAGCATATCTATTTGGTTCGTTCATTAGTTGCTACCAGAGAGATTGGTTTCTTACCTGGTGACCACGAAGATAAGGCAGATATCTACCAAATTCCTTATAAGAATATGGTGAAGTATATGTTTCAGATGCCCTCTGATGCTGATTTTGAGATGCTTTATGGTAATCTTAAATCACAGGATAGTATCAAGTTTTGGAGTACATCGTTTTTACGTGGAACTACATTAGATAATTCGATTGTAATAGTAGATGAGTTTCAGAACTTAAATTTCCACGAATTGGATAGTATTATTACCAGAGTCGGTGAAAATACCAGAATTATGTTTTGTGGTGATGCCAGTCAGTCTGATTTAGTTAAAACTAATGATCGTAATGGTATTGTTGATTTTATGAACGTCTTGCGTAAAATGCCATCTTTTGATATAATAGAGTTTGGTATTGGCGACATAGTTCGTTCTGGACTTGTTAAAGAATATCTTACCGCCAAAATTGAAATGGGTCTTTAATGTTTAATCATGTTGATTTGAATCTTGAACCTCTCAAAAGAGAGACTATAGATGGAGTTCGTTATTATTCTATTCCAGAGGAAGATGAATTAATCAAGTTGGTTTCTATCACTTCTGTAACCAGTCACTTTAATAAAGAGATTTTTGTTAACTGGAGAAAAAAGGTAGGTAATGAGACAGCAGATAAAATCACGAAAGCGGCTACAACCCGTGGAACTGATATGCATACTCTTACAGAACATTATCTAAAAAATGATGAAGTCCTTCCTAAAGTTCCACCAATATCTGATTTCTTATTTAAGATATCAAAGGGAGAATTGAATAAAATTGATAATATCTATGCCCTAGAAGGCCCGCTATATAGTAGGCAACTAGGTATTGCTGGAACTGTTGATTGTATTGCAGAATATGATGGAGAGTTATCAATAATAGATTTTAAAACATCTAAAAAACCTAAACCAAGAAATTGGATTGAACATTATTTTGTTCAAGCAATGGCATATGGATGTATGTTGTATGAGATGAAAGATATTTCGATAAAAAAACTTGTAATCATTATGGCTTGTGAAAATGGAGAATGTGTCGTCTACGAAGAATCCGACAAATCAAAGTATATCAAACTCCTCGGAGAATATATTAGAAAGTTTGTTGGAGATAAAATGGAGCTCTATGGAACCAAATAAAGAACTAGAAAAAGTAATAGAAAGTAAATTTCTTACACCATCTAAATTTGCCCTTGAAATAGAAGGGATAGTCGCAAAGGAAGAAATGAATTATATTGACGCTATTTGTCATTATTGTGAAATTAATGGTCTTGAAATCGAATCTGTTACAAAGTTAATCTCTAAACCACTCAAAGAAAAATTAAAATGGGATGCACAAGAACTTAACTTTATGAAAAAGACATCAAGGGCTAAACTTCCTATATGAACGTGACTCCTTATGAGACATATCAAACTTATCTCTCTATGAAGAGTCATTTTACAAATCGTAAGTATGACTTTTTTAAATATGGAGGTAAGTCAAGAGCTACTATAGCATCTTTCAATAGACGAAAGGACAAATATTGGTTTGAGAAAACTTCCAGAAAATATTCTGATGAAGAGATACAGAATTTTCTTTTAGCAAATTTTGTATCAACAGACAATCCACAAAACTTATGGATTGGTGAAATTATTAATTCAGGAGAACGAAATTATTCACAATGGATGAAAAGAAAGCAGAGTTTGACTTACTTATTCAAAGAACAAAGCAACGAATTGCTATCGGACAACAACTTGAACGAAGTATTCGATTGCTCGAAAGGCCATCCTCCAATATTGAAAAAATATTTGGGTGGGGAGATGTCGTTAGAAACACTTACAATACTGGAAAGGATTTTTTCTTTCGTACAAAATTTTGATAAAAAGTTAAAAGATCCAGTGTGGGAATCCGTCAGTTTAAAGTTAAAAAAGTACATTCCTTTCATAAATATTAATGTGTTCCAATATAAAAAAATTTTACGGGATTTAATCAATGAGTGATTTTTTTGATTCTGAAATCGTCCAGGAAGAACTGGAGGAAATTAATAAAATGCAACAAGACATCTATAAAGATGCCTTTACATTTCCATCACTTTCTCGTGAAGGTAGAAAGGAACATATTGAAAGTCTAAAAGTACTACTCGATAAACAAAGAGTTATGTATACAAGACTAGCTTTATCTGATGACCCAACAGCTAAGGAATTAAAATCCCAAATAGAGAAATCTGTTACAGTTATGGGATTTAAACCTGGCACTAGTATGGATGTATTATTTGACACTATGCGTCAAACAATCCAGACATTAGAAGGGTCTATTGACTGATATTGATTTTTTTGTTATAATAAAACCAATCCAACGAATCCAATTAATCCGAGGTAATCTATGTCGTTTGCTAATCTTAAAAAGCAATCAAAACTTGGCTCTCTTACACAGAAACTTGTGAAAGAAGTTGAAAAAATGAATAACACTAATGGAAACGGTGATGACCGTTTGTGGAAATTAGAATGTGATAAATCAGGTAATGGTTATGCCGTTATCCGTTTTCTTCCTGCACCAGATGGTGAAGATTTACCATTTGTAAAACTATACTCCCATGCCTTCCAAGGGCCTGGCGGTTGGTATATTGAGAACTCTCTTACCACTTTAGGGCAGAAAGATCCAGTTTCTGAGTTTAATACTACTCTATGGAACAATGGAACAGATGCAGGTAAAGATGCTGCTCGTAAGCAGAAGCGTAAACTTACATACATCAGTAACATCTATGTTGTGAAGGATCCTGCTAATCCTGAAAACGAAGGTAAAGTATTCTTATATAAGTATGGGAAGAAAATCTTTGACAAACTAACTGCAGCAATGCAGCCTGAGTTTGAGGATGAGGAAGCAATTGATCCATTTGATTTCTGGCAGGGTGCTAACTTTAAACTTAAAGCTAAGAACGTTGCTGGATATCGTAACTATGACTCTTCTGAGTTTACTGCCGTCACTCCAATATTGGATGACGATGATGCAATGGAAGCACTATGGAAGAAAGAGAATTCTCTCCAAGATTTCGTAGCACCAGACCAGTTTAAGTCTTATGAAGATTTGAAGAAGCGTCTTGGTTATGTTCTTGGTAATAAAGCTCCTGCTCGTCAAGATGCAGAAACCATTGATGAAGATAATGATCGTGGTTCAGCAGAGCAATTAGTTACTGCTACTACAACAGCATCACCTGCTACTGAAGATGATGATGATACGTTATCATATTTTGCTAAATTAGCAGAAGGTTAAAATAAAAAGACCCCCCTTTCGGGGGTCTTTTTTTATGTCGGCATTGTGACCTTTGTATTTTCAGTTCTTATCAGTCGGTCATTAATACGTTCTGAAGACTGTTGATAAATCATTATGTCCCTCATATCATTAAGGAACTGTTGTAGATACATTCGTTTTAAGAGATATATATTTCTTTTCTTATTGTTTAAGTCAACTTCATATTCGTAGTTAGTAATACCTTGAATATCAGTTGAAGCAGTGGTTACATTATTTGCCAGTTTGCTGTCATAATAAGTCATTGTAAAGTTATTATCTACAACCTTACCTTTAGGGAGAATTAATCTTCCCAATGAATCCTTAACCTCTTTGGTTTCATAATACTTAGTGTTATTCATCTCAGTAAGACCATACTTATTCTCTACAAAGTAATATAGGTCTCTATCCGACAAAGGCCATTCATCTCTAACATTAATAATACCAGCAGTAATTAATACAACCCAATCTAATTCAGCATCTCCATATATTTCTTCGGCAATCGTATCAGGTCGTGCTCCTTCTCTTATTTGATATTTGTCGAATAAGGTGAAGACATCTTGTAGGTCGTCACGTATTTTATTTCTTCTGAATAGGTTTTTAACTTCTAAGTAACTTTGAGAAGAAATGCTATCAGATAAAAAATTCTGATATTCTAAATTTGGTAACTCTCTGAAATATCCCATTTTAGTAACCTACTCCGTCGTCGTGATTATCATAATCAAGATAATCTTCATTATAAATTGGTGTTAATTCTGTAAATGCAAGTGTCATAGTCATTGAAATTGGTGAACCATCACTATAGGTTGCCCAAGTTCCATCACCCGTATAATTCATAGCAACATTTTTAAGAGCACATAATTTTATTCTATTTAAGTAATCTGCTGCATCACCAACATATTGAATTTCAAATATATTTGGAGTCTTTAAGAAATTACTACCAGCACCTTTTGGAGCCATATTTCTTTTAAATGCTTTAATGATGGTTCTAACAGATTCTGCTTCTTTTTGAAATCTTGGTGTAAATTTAAATTGATAACTAAAATTTCTTAATGAAGGGCCAGAAAATAATAATTCCATATTTGGATTTATAATTTGACCACTACTTCTTGCTAATATTTGGTCTAGAGATAAATTGCCACCAATACTATTCATTGCTTGTGTAGCAAAATAATTTTTAATTAAATTTTTATTACCTGCTATGCTACCAACAAGGTCATTAACTGTTCCTCCTGCTTTTTCCATTTGGCCTGACAAAGCTTCTGCCCCAAATTTCATTCCTGCTTCTTGCAAGAAGTTCATATCCCCTTGCTTATAATTTGCATTATTAGAATCAACAAGATTAGCAGGAATAGGAAGAAGTATAGAACCTAATAATTTCGATTTTAAATCATCATCACTTCTTGTTACTAATGCTCCTCTACGGTATTTAAAAATTGAAAATTTTATAAAGTCTTGAGTACTATCAATTGTACTATAAGGATATCTTAAATTCTTTGGTAATTCTTCTCTCCTACCATGTCTATCTTTACCATCTCTGGTTAGACCAAAAGCGTTTAGATGTGTTACTTCTGGGTTTGCTGCTTTCCATTCTTTTGCTTTTTCAAATGCCTTCTCTTCACTTTGCTTATAACTTGAAGGAAGACCACCACTACCATATTTCTTTTTTAAAGCTGCACGTGCTTCTCTACTTTCTCTTATTTGAGCTAATCTTTCTTTCTCTGCCTTTCTCTTGCTACGATATCCCATATTTGTATCGACCTATATTTTTAACTATTTAGACGTATTTTTTGAAAAGGTATTTCTTGAGCATCAGAAAGTTCCTCTGGATAGATTTCATACACTCTACCAACCACTTCTTGCCAAGTATATTGTCTCATTTGACCCCAGTGATAATTGAATCCTTTAAACCCCCATTCAAGTATATTAGTAACCGCAACTAATGGATGTGCATCATATTGAATATTGGGAGTTTTTGGATTATATACAAAAGCATAGTATCTTCCAGCTTCTGGAACTGATACTTCTGTATTACTAACAGCATCCATTAATTCTAACATTAAATCATCTGGGTCTTCTGTTCCTATTACATTATCAATAACACCACGAATTCTATTGTGTTTATCATCTGTGGGGTAACTATCTGTCATCGGGTTATACCTAGTTCGTTTTCGGTTAATACTTTAAATTGTAATCCTCTATCAAGACAATACTCTTCAGCTGCCTTCCATTTTGCCTGATTTTTAGCATACTCACGAACTTCGTAAATATAGGTTCGTGTTTTCTTTTTCTGTGGTTTTGGTTCAATACACTGTTTTTTTGGTTTGATTTCAATCACATATTTTTTAACCATACCATTATTCTCTCTTACCTTAATATAGAAATCTGGAAAGTATCTATGAACCTTATTATCTAATGGTGAACGATATGGAAGCCAAAACTCTTCACTTCCCCATTCTAAAATATTTTGATTATTATCACAATATTTCATAAATTTTAACTCCCATAAGGAACGATAGATGATGTTTCTATAGTTTCCTTTATATTTCAAAGGATTCTTTGGTTGATATCGACCCTTATAAGACATCTAAATAGAAATAATAATATAAGTATATTTAGAGTGGCAGGAACTATTTCAAGATTTAAGATGAATGCACTTACTAAAATGGATCTTAGTAAGTTATCTTTGAATAATCAATATCAGGTTAATGTATCAGGTTTTAATGCTGACCTCAAAGAATATTTGGGAGATTATTATAGTCTACCTAATAATTATGCTACTGGTGGTGATGTTGGTATAATGTGCTGTGAAGCAACACTTCCAACCAGTTCTTTTGCAACATCAGAAGTCAAGGATAATTTTCACGGAATAAATCAGCAGTTTGCTCATACACGAATTTATATTGAGAGTGACTTTGCTTTTTATGTTGATCAAAATTATAATGTTCTTAAATTTTTTGAAGGCTGGATGGATTATATTTCAGGTGATAATAATTATAGAGGATACACCAAAGAAGATGATCAGAATTATTATAAAAGATTTAATTATCCTATGAATAATGATAAAAAGGTTGGATATAAAACTGGTAGTTTAACAATAACTAAATTTGAAAGGACACCTGGTAGTAGTGAACTTTGTTATAAATTTATTAATGCATTCCCCAAAGGAATGACATCAATACCTGTTCAATATGGCGGTGCAGACCTTTTAAAGGTTAATGTTCAATTTGCTTATGATCGTTATTACATAGATTCATCTGATCGTTCCAAATCTACAAATGTAGGTGAACCACAAAAGACTCCTTTCATTGAAGACCCTGTGGCTTGAAATTGAATAAACCCCTATAAATAAATTTACTGAAGTGTGAAAACATTATGCCTTTACCGAAGATTTCGACCCCGACTTATGAGTTGGTATTACCATCTAGTGGGAAAAAAGTTAAATATAGACCTTTTTTAGTTAAAGAGGAAAAGATTCTAATTATGGCTTTAGAATCTGAAGATACCAAACAAATTACTTCTGCTATAAAATCAGTTCTTTCTGATTGTATTTTAAGTAGAGGTATAAAGATTGATAAACTAGCAACATTTGATATTGAATATTTGTTTTTAAATATTCGTGGAAAATCTGTTGGAGAAACTGTTGAAGTGAATGTGACTTGTCCAGATGACGGACAAACTAAAGTGGAAATGTTAATTGATATTGATTCAATAAAAATTCAGAAAGATTCTAATCACTCTGATATTATTAGGTTGGATGATAATTTATCAGTTCAAATGAATTATCCATCATTAGATCAATTTATTGAAAGTAACTTTGATACTAGTAATAATAGTCAGGTCGATGAATCATTGAATGTGATTATGTCTTGTATTAAACAAGTATATAATGAAGAAGAAGCGTGGGAAGCTTCAAATTGTACAAAAAAAGAATTGAGAGATTTTGTCGAATCTATGAATTCTAAGCAATTTAAAGAAGTTGAAAATTTCTTTGAAACAATGCCAAAGTTATCCCATAAAGTCAAAGTAATGAATCCAAACACAAAAGTTGAAAGTGAGGTGGTAATTGAGGGGTTAGCATCTTTTTTCAGTTAGCTCTGGCACACGAGAGTTTGGAAAATTATTATCGTACGAATTTTGCTCTCATACAGCACCATAAATATAGCTTAACAGAGCTTGAAAATATGATACCTTGGGAAAGGGAAATATATGTCTCACTTCTCCAACAGTATATTGAGGAAGAAAACCTAAAGCAACAACAACGGAATGCCTAAAGAAACTGGTGACAATAAAAATATAATAGGGGATCTAAGGGGTAAATTTGATCCTCATTATAAGTTAGCGTCTAATGTTAAAGGGATTGAGAAAGGATTAGGTATTGAAGTTGCTCAGATTCATAAGACACTAAGTAAGTCCTTTGCAATGCAGAGGAAAACTTTAGTGAGAGTTCTTGGACTTGAGAAAAGAGTTGATGCATTAGAGGTATCCAAAATACCTAAACTTAGAGTATCTAAGAGAAAACTAAATGCAAGTTCAAGTCTTCTTGCTCCAATTGAAAAATCATCTGCTATTGGTGAAGAAGATACTTTTGATACTCCTACAAAAACTGCTACTGCTCAAGGAATTGTTGAAAGTAGTCCTCTTCCTTCTAATAATGATAATAAGAAAAAACTAAAGATTAGTAAGATAAAAGGAAGTCTTCTGAGTGGTTCTCTTTCTTCTAAAGAACCCAAGACTGATGAACTTTTAAAAGATGATACTTCTGGAAAGGATAATAATTTAGAGAAAAGAGTTGATAGTAATGAGAAAAAGATTAGTACTATTAAAAGAATCCTTCAGATAAGAAAGGATGATCAATCATTAGTAGAAATAAATTCAATATTACAAGATATTGGAAATGCATTAGCATTAGATTTTTCAAATAGAATTACACAAAAACAGGATGAAATATCAAATTTAAGATCATCTGCAGAATCTAAAAGAAGAGATGGAATTGAATCTGGATTAGAGTCAGTTAATAAGATAAGTGCTAAAGTTGGAAATGCATTTAGTGCTGTTACAGCACCAGCAAAAAATATTCTGGATAAAATTGTAGGATTCTTTGGTAATTTAGCAGCAGGATTTGTAGCCGATAAAGCATTTAAATGGTTAGCTAATAATAAAGAAGCAGTCACAGGATTCTTTAAGTTTTTAGCAGATCACGGACAGAAACTTTTAATTGGATTGGGTGTTCTTATTGGGGGTGTAATCGTTGTTAAAATTGTTAGGGCTATTATAAAAGTTGTTAGATTTGTTAAAGGTGTTGTTAGGGCAGTACATAGAGCATTTAGAATAGGTAGAGTTTTTGTTAAACGAACTCTTCCAAGATTATTAAAACAAGCACTGGCCATAATAAAAAGATTAGGAAGTCTTGGTAAGGGTTTATGGAAGGGTCTTAAAGGTGCTGGTAAGGGTGCAATAAATTTAGGAAAATCTGGAATAAAGGGTATTAAAGGTGCTGCTAAAGGTGCAAAAGCATTAGTAAAGGGCGGTGGAAAGGGATTGCTTAAAGGATTGGGTAAAGCAGGAGGAAAGGGATTACTTAAGAAGATTCCAATTGTTGGATTAGGTATGGGTGCAGCATTTGCAGTAGGAAGACTTTTACAAAGTCCTCCTGATTGGATGGGTGCAGCATTAGAATTAGGTTCTGGAGCAGCATCTATGATTCCTGGTGCAGGAACTGCTCTTAGTGTTGCTCTTGATGCTGGTAGTATGGTGAGAGATATGAAGGGCAATCAGGCAGCAGGTGAGGTTGATGCTGTTGAGAAAGATTATAAGAGTGTAGTAAATACTGCTACCAGTATGAATTTTTCACGGAGTGTGAGAAGTTCTTCCAATCTTCAATTACCTTCAAAAGGTGGTGTAACAGTTATGGATGCTATTAAATTATCAGATTCAGCAAGACAACAACCTGGTCTTGATAGTAGCGGTGGTGGAGATTCAATGCCAATGATTAATTCACAGGATGCTTCTAACTCTTATGTTGTCGATGTTGCGAAAGACTTATTAGGTATTATTGTATAATGGCAAATTCAGCAGAAAAACTAAAACTCACTGCTTCTAATATTAGAAGTTCGTTGATTAATAATAATAAGAAAGTAGCAAAATTAGATGCTAAAAAATTATCTTTGGTTCGTAGGCAGAGATTAAAAGCAGAAAGACAGGTTGCGGAGAAAAATATAGAGAAAAAGAAATCAGGTGGGCCTATAAAAAGTGTATTATCAAGCGTGTCTGGATCTGTTATGAGTTTGAAGGATAAGATATTAAATTTCTTTGGTTATCTTTTGATGGGATGGATTACGACAAAGTTACCTGTTATTATAGAGAAGTTAAAGGGTGTTTATAATTTTTTTGAACCTCTTATAAAAATTACATGGAATGTAATAAAGTTCATTGCTAATGCATTATGGAAATTTGGAGGTTGGGTCATTGGGTTGTTTAATAAGAATCAGGCAGAAAAGAATGTTGCTGCTTTATCTGAAGGTGGAGATGTTATTGGAAAAGAATTAGATTCTATTAAAGTTCCTGAACTTGATGGGAATGGGGATAATTCGCAAGAATCAACTAAAAAAATGGATATTAGTAAGTCAAACACTAATACCGAAATCGGAAAAATAAAATCATCTGAAAGTGCTCAAGAAACGAGAGATGGAAGAACTGATGAAAAAGAAGTTGAATTTACAAAGGAAACTTCTGATGAAACAGAAACTAATTCATTAGTAGGTACTTTTGATTCTCTTTTGAGTATGGATCCTTCTAAACTTTTAGGAAAGAGTGGTGGTGGTGGAAGTGGAATGTCTGGAAAGATGCCAGAAGAGGTTTCATCACTTTCACCTAATACAAAATCATTAACAGAAAATATTATTAGTAAAGTTGATAGATATGCTGGTGATTTAAAAGGTAATCTTGAGGAAATAAATACTAACACAATTGTAATGCCTATTGAAGTAGAAAAAATGGTGGGTTCTGTACAAAATGGTTCTAGCCCTTCAATATCAACTCCTGAACCTGTTCCATCTAATATCTCTTAAATATAATGTCAGTACAAGCATCAAAATACGAAATATTTAAAATTAGAGCTGCTAAGAGAGACGGTCTAGATAGAAAGAATGAAGTTGATTTAGCAAAGGGACAGTTTAGGATTGGAAACATTTTTTATTATGAAAATCTTCTATCTCCTTATATTACAGGAGTGGTTACTATAATAAGTACATCTGGTGCTGCTGAATCACAGGATGATACACAGGGAAGAAAGGGTTCTTTACATACTTCATTACCATTAGAAGCTGGTTGTGAAATTTTTATGAAAATTAAAGATCCTATAGGAAAAGGGATTGATTTTTCATCAAAATGGAATAAGCATAAGAGATTTTATGTGAATGAGGTGCAGGTAATAGAAAAATCTTCCACAATGGAAATTCTTCAGGTGAGATTTATATCCAAATTAGGCCTGACAAATAATGTAAAAAAACTTACTAGACATTATAAGGGTAATATTGTACATTCAGTGAGAAATATTCTTATAAATGAACTGAAAGTACCTATCGATGATATAAATTCTGATACTGCTAGTAATTCTTATTCATTTGCTGGAATGTCTAAACGACCATTTGATTTGATTTTGATGTTGGCAAAACAAACAATCCCAACAAATACGGCAAATCCTGGTTATTTTGCTTATCAAACTAAAGACGGATTCAATTTTAAGTCTATTGATAATATTATTAATAGTGATCCATATAAAAAAACATATCATTATGATGGAAAGGTACAATCAACACAACAATTGCAGAATGATGGAAATGATTATAAAATCGCATCATTGAAAGTAAACCAAGATCAAAATTTAATGAACCAGATTCAATCTGGAGTGTATGCGAATAAAACTGTATTTTTTAATCCTCAAACATATGCGTTTACTGAAATTGATATTAACGTAAAGGATGGAAAATTATATAAAGATCCAAAGTTCTCTACTCTTGGAAAACAACCAGATACTCCTAGTGTTGTCGATGAAGATTTTCAGGAAGGTACCAAATACCATAGAGTACAGACTGCTGTATTAAATGTTGGTGCTGAAAGAGAAGATATTGATCCTAATAACAGCCCAGAATATTATTATGCTGCTGGAAGCACTAGATATAATATATTATTTTCTCAAAGATATTCTATAACTATTCCATGTAATACTGACTTAAAGGCAGGAGATGTATTGTCTCTTGAGATTGAGGAAATAACTGATAAAAAGGAACAGGGCCCTGATCAAAAATCAAGTGGTAACTATGTTATTCAAGCACTTTGTCATTATTTTGAAGCAGAAAAGTCTGTAACTTCTCTTACTCTAATACGGGATTCTTATGGAATGCATAGTTCTAAAAATACATCTAAACCATCAGCACAATTAGTTAGTTCTGAGGATAGTCGTCCTGGAGTTAAGACTACAAGAACTGTTGAAACATCTGGAAATAGAACCACAGTAACAACTAGAACAACTGCTGATAGTACCACTGCAGAAGGACAAGCAGCATATGATGCAGAGTATGCAGCCTTTCTTGCAAGAAAAGCTGAAAGAAATAGAGGTAATTGATAATGAAAAAATTTAATTCAATGGCTGATTTTAACTCTTATGGGACTGCGACTCATGAGTTTATTGGTATAATCTTACCGTATGCGTCTCAAAAAGATCAGATTGATGGTAATGCTGGATTTGGTCATAGGTATAGAGTTGCTATTATGGGTAATCATCCCAGTGATAATTCTATAAAAGATGAGGAAATTGTTTTTGCTACTACAGCTTTAGGTGTTAGTGATGGAAGTGGTGCTGCTGGTAGACAAAAGAAACCAGCATTATCACAAGGTGATGTTGTTTTGGGAAAATTTTTAGATGGAGATAATAAACAAAATCCTCTTATAATGAATGTATTGGGGAGAACTTCAAGTACTTTTTATGGGCCTGGAAGATTTCAATCTAAAACTGGATTTGTTGGGCCAGTAAAGAAAGGAAATTTGTTAGATGGTCAAGAATCAAGTGAGAATGAAGGTATTCAGACTCCTTCTGCTAGAATTGGAGGTAGTCAGTCTAATAGAGAACAACCAACAGAGAGTTTAGAAAAGGCAGGTATTCAACCTAATAAAGTCGGTGCGGTTCCTCAACCTAAAAAAAGTGTATTTACTCCTACTGGTGATGTGAAAGATGAGATTGTATTGAAAAGAAAGATGCAAGATTTTGTTGATAAATATAACAATGAAATTATGCCATCTAGTGATGTTTATGAAGGTGTAAAAATGCATATGGATGGAGATGTACCAGATATTGGTAGATATGTTGTTGAACTTGGTGATGCAAAAATAACTAAAGGGGAAGCCTTGTTAAAGGAGGCAGGAGCTCCTCCAGAATTACAAGGGTATATTGATGAATTGAAATCAGATCCTAATTGGAAAGATAATGTAGCACACGATATTAATAAAAATCTGGAAGGTACATCATCATATCAAGCAGAACAAGTTGCTTCTGAAATTAATATATCTACTCAAGAATTTAGAAGAACACCATTTTCAGCTGCTGGTGGATCGCATCCTGTTCCAACTGATTTTGGGATGCCTATGGATCACCATAGCTAATAAATATCAATACGAGGATATACTTATATGAAAACACCAGCACCTAAAGAATTAGATCAAGCTCAGAAAGATTATTTTACTAAATTAATAGAGGCAAATCCTCCAACAGCAAAATTACAAGGTATTATTTCAGATGTTAAGGATAAGTTTCCCAGAGATTTTTCTAATGTAAATCCTATACCATTAAATCAACTTTCAGAAACTGCACAAAAGGCAAGAAGTAAGTTTATTAGAGCAGCAAAGGAATTAAATAAGTCTGATACTGATACTATGGGTAAGACTGTAGTAACAGCAAGTCCTTGTAAGGATACTACTCTTGATAAGATGTCATCAAAACTTGGTAATTTCTTTAATAAGGTTACACTTCCTAATGCCTCATTAAATTTACCTAATGAAATTAAAAATGCTGCAGCGTCATTGAGTGGTAGTATGACGGGATTTGTGAATAAAATGAGTGGAGCTCTGAATGATGAAATAATGGGTCAAATTACACAAGCAGTTGATGCTGTAGCTGCAAAGGAATTTGCTAAAGTATCTGATACTTTTCCTACAACAGCAGCAATGAAATCAATTAAAGAGATACAGGAAAGACTTATAGGTAATTCGGCACCAGTAGATGCTGCTGGTAATTTATTACCAGCTATTCCTAGTAAATTGGAACCTTTAGGTGCTGCTTTAGAATGTCTTGCTCCAAATATATCTGCAAAATTAAATGATACTATGAATGATTTGTTATCAGCAGCATTAAAAAATACAACTAATGTTCCTGCATGTGCTGTGGAAGAAATTATGGGTGCGGCAAATTATAAGATGATTAATGATATGGATGAGATTATAGCTCCACTTTTAGAACCAATATCTTCGGTATTGGATTTTGATTTTGATACAAAAAGTTTTCTTGGTGGTGGAGTAGATCTTTTTAAGAAACTTGATACCGTATCAAAATGTGCTGGTGCTATTGGTTCTGGAGGTGGTGCTGGAGGAGCAGCAGGTAAATGTCCTCCAAGTACAAAAATAAAAATTGGTGTAGGTGCAATGCCATCTCCTTCACAATTACAAGATAAAATGAGTTTTGATAAAATTTTTAGTGGTACTGCAATTAGTCAGGCAGCAACAGATTTATCATCAGATTTTGAAAAAACATATGGTGCTTGGAATGTTTTTGGTAGTCCTTTAGCAGAGGCATCTACTTTAGGTCCGTGTTACACAGGGCCTATAACAATATGTAGCTGCATGGTATCGATAATTGGTGGAGGTGGATCTGGTGCCACTGGTGAAGTTCTTTTGGGTAGATATATTGATAAAATTGATGTAGACGATCCATATGCTGGTGTAAATAGAACAGCAAGTATTGTTGGAATTAATATTACAAAATCTGGGTCTGGTTATACTAGCGAACCACAGATATATATTGATGATACTTGCAGTCAGGGATATGGTGCTTTTGCTAGAGCAACAATAGACCAGAATGTAAATTCTCCTACTTACGGACAAGTTACCAGTATAACAATGACTTCTACGGGTGTAAATTACCCTGCAGAAGTTGATGAAGAACCATTATATGTAAAGGGAGTTGTTATCGTAAATCCAGGTAGTGGTTATAGTAAATTTGATACTTTAGAGAATTTTGAAATTTGTGGTGTAGATTCTAATGGTGGCATTACATGTCTTAATGTGGTTAATCCAATTTCTTATGATGATTTACCTGATCTAAATATTAATAGTGACACTGGAGTTGGAGCTATTTTGAGACCAATAATGTCTAAATTTAGACCTCCTCAAGGTGAAGTAATTGACGTAATTGATTGTGTAGGTAAGTTATAATGACTATTGATAAAGATTCAGAAGCAGTAAGACAATGTAATGTAGAAAGTGCTTATCTTTATACAGAAACAGGAAATCCTGCAGATAGTATATGTGGGCCTGAAGCTGGTGGTATAAAAATGACCAATGATGAAGGTCAAAGGTTCTTAATGGCACATCATCATTCGGGAATTACTAGAGTAGAAACTGAAGGTTCAATGCATTTGAATTGTGGTGAGAAAACTCCTTCTGGTACTTCTGATTTTGTATTAGTCACTCACACTGGAGATGTGGATGTAGTTGCTGATGACGGTAATGTTAGGATAAGGGCAGATAAGAATATTACTTTAGAAGCTGATAATATTATTATTAAAGCCAATGCTATTCAAATTGGTGATGGTGGCACAAGTGATGTTGCTATTAATGGATCTATTGTGAATATTTCTAGTAATGGTGGAAATACAGGAGTACTTCTTTCTATTCATGGTTTAAGTGGTTCTATAAAATCAATTGGTAAGAATTTTGTTAATAATATGACGGCTGCTATAAAGGGGATGGGATAATGACTGTTAATGCTAATTTTTCACAATCTGGAAATTCTGTATTTGAGAATGTCTATATCTATGGAAGATTACATTACCCAAATTTTGAACTTGATAGTATTACTTTAGATAATGCTACTATATCTGGTCTTACCAGTACTGGGAATTTAACCGTAAGTGATGGAGCAACCTTTAGTGGTATTACCACTTTTTATGATAAGGTTAATTTTACTGAAACTTTATCTTTTATTGATTTAGAAGTTAGAGAAAAATTAACTGTAGGTATTGGTGGAACAGTTCTTACGGCAAGTTCTCTTTTAGATCCTGGTAAAGTTGGTATTGGAAGTACGCAACCAACTGAAATTTTAGATGTTTTAGGTGTTACGAGTACAACCAAGTTATTTGTAGAAGAAAGTTCTATTTTTAGTGGTATTGCTACTTTTAAAGATGAAGTATCTATTCCAGATTTAACAGAAGACCGTGTTGTTTTTGTTGGTACAGGTAGCACATTAACAGATAGTCCTGATTTAAAATTTTATAATGAAAATCAAACTCTTTCTATTGCTGGTTCGATTGGTATAGGAACCACTATTCCATATGGAGTATTTCAGGCTAATCAAAATACAAAATCTGTCGTTGTTACTGCTGGTGGTACAATGGCCATTGGTTCAACTACACCATATGGTACTTGGACTGATAATACTGGTGATGGTGGTTTTAGTGATTCTGGTCAAGGTACATTAAGACTTTCAGTTGATGGCAGTATAAGAATTTCTAGAAATATCTATGACTCTGGAGACTCAGCTGGTGTCAATGGAATGTTCCTTCAGAGAGATGGAGATGGTATTCGTTGGACTGCCTATGAACCAAGTCTTCAGGAAGGTATTTTAATACAGGATGAAGGTGTATTTGTACCTGTTAATACTGGTGTGGCACAAACATTCTCAATTGTTAATTTCTCACAAGTTAATAGTTATGGTACTGGTACTGATACTCTTGTACCTACACTTGGTAATGCATCAACTGGTTTAGCAACAATATTCACGAATGATTTCTGGGGAGTTGTTGATGGTCATGTTGGGTTAGATACTGGTATTTACAGATTAACTAATGTTGGTATTGGAACTTCAGTACCTGAGGCTCTTTTTCAAGTAGGTGTTGCTTCAACTGCCTTTGCTGTTACTGGAATTGGTTCTGTAGGTATTGGTTCTACAAATCCTGTATATGGATTGGATGTTTATAAAGAAGCTTACTTTAGAGATAAAGTAACAGTTGATAAGCATACAGAATTGAATCTAACTTTGAATGTAGATGGTGCTGCTACATTCCAAGATGATGTAACCATTAATGCTGATAATAAGACCTTTACTATTGAGACAGAAGATGGAACTGATAAATTTAAGGTTGCTTCAAATACTGGTAATACTGATATTGAAGGTACCTTAAATGTTGCTGGTGTTACTCAAATAGAAACCAATCAAGCAGCAAGTAATACTACAAGTGGAGCTTTACAAGTTGCTGGTGGAACTGGTATTGTTGGGAAATTATTTGTTGGTGGTGATACTAAAGTAGAATCTAATACAACTTCAATCAATACGACAAGTGGTGCTTTACAAGTTGTTGGTGGGACTGGTATTGGTGAAAATTTAAATGTAGGTGGTAATTTCAAGGTTACTGGTGTTTCTACGTTTAATGATGATGTAACTTTTACGGGTTCTTCATACAATGCACAATGGGATAAGTCGGAAAATGCACTCCACTTTAATGACAATGCGGAGGCAACCTTTGGTAATACTTCAGATAATCCTGATTTACAAATATATTATACGGATGGTGATGGATCTAATGGAGGTAGTGTATTTAAACACTCTGGGGATCATGATATGCGATTCCAAGTGCCTTCTGGAAATCATGATATAGTATTTGAAAGGAGTAGTGATGGTGCTAATTTAGCAGTATATAATGCTGATGGTGCTGTAGATTTACATTGGAGAGGTACTAGTAATCCTGGTAAGAAATTCGCAACTACATCAGCTGGAATTGATATAACTGGTCATACAGAAACAGATACATTAAATGTATCTGGTGTTTCCACACATGTTGGTATATCTACATTTAAAGATGCGGTAGGAATTGGAAGCACATTAGATTTAGGTTGGCATATATCAGATGTAAATCAGGATATTGGTGTAGGTGCTGCTAAAACTGATTATAGGTTAGCATCTGTTGGTACTGGTGTATCATGGAGACCATCTGGTGTACAAACCAAGAATACTATTTGGGTTTCGATAAATGGTGATGATAATAATACTGGATTGTTAGAAGGAGATTCTAAAAGAACAATTGGAGCAGCTGCAGCAATTGCATTGGCAGGAGATACTATTATTGTTCGTTCAGGAGTTTATAATGAAAATAATCCAATTGGTCTTAGGACTGATGTTACAGTTTCTGGAGAAGATTTGAGACTTGTAACCGTTGTTCCCAATACTACAAATAAAGATGTATTCCAAGTAAGAAGAGGATGTTTGATCCAAAATATGAACTTTGCAGGTCAAAGTACTTCTACTAATCATGCAAATTGTGGTGCAGTCGCATTTCCACCAACTGCTGTTGGTATTTCTGGTGGTGTAGATTTTCAGGCAGTTACTGGATATACAGAACTTGGTCCTGCAAATGAAGGCCCTAATGGTAGATATAGAAGTCCTTATGTTAGGAACTGTACTAACTTTATGACTGGTAGTATTGGTATGAAAATTAACGGTGATTATGTTAATGCTGCATTTACAGGAACTAATGACATAGGACAAGATTTGAAATCGATGGTTTGTGATTCATTCACTCAATATAATGAAAATGGAATCGGTGTATCACTCACTAATAATGCATATGCTCAGTTAGTTTCTATATTTACTATTGGATGTGATATTGCTATTTTTGCTGGTAGTGGTGGTCAGTGTGACCTTACAAACTCCAACTCATCTTTTGGTAATGTTGGATTAAAGGCAGATGGTGTCGGAGCTGTAGAATTTACCAGTAAAACTAATACTTCTTCTATTGGTGGTCAAGATGTAATTGAATTAGCTAATGTTAGAGATGTGGAAGACAATATAAGAAAACCATTTGATGGTCAGGGTGCATATTTCTATATTAATATGGATGATTATGCTGATAGTATTGCTAGTGGTGTTGTAAATAAACCACTTCAATTTATTCGAAGTATTGATATTATTGATGGTGGAAGTGGATATAATCCTGGTAGTCCACCGAATATTACTGTTAATGCACCCCAAGGCCCAGAATCAATAATACCAGAATTTTCTGCTAATGTAAGTGCTGCTGGTAGTATTAGTTCTATTGATGTGATTGCTAGTGGAAGAAACTTCTTACCAGACCAAGAACTTACTGTTACTTTTTCAAGTGGAAATGCTACTGCTAAAGTTAATACTGACCCAATATTATTTACAGTTGATTCTGCAGAAGAACCATCAATTACTGGATTATCAACAGTAACATTTAATGAATTTATTCCATATAGTGTTGGTGCTGGAGTAAGTTGTGAGTTTGTAAGATTGAGTCGTATTATTACCAGTTCACATTCGTTTGAATATGTTGGTGCTGGTACTGACCTAAATATAGCAAACCCCTTCCAAGGCGGTGAACCTATACCTGAAAATGAAATTATAGCTATAAATGGAGGACAAGTTCCATTTACTAGTACTGACCAAAAAGGTAACTTTAGAATCGGTGACGGTCTTACGATTGACCAAACTACATCAACTATTAGAGGAAGAGACTTTAATAGAGCAATACAAGCACAATTAACACCATTAATACTAGCATTGAGATAATATGGCAATAGCACCAGTTAATAAGTTTATAAACATTGCCGTTCCTGTAGCACCTGGAGAGCAAAAGTTGTATGAGGTACCGACAGGAACCTCTGCTCTTGTTTTGTATGCTCAAGTAGCTAATGTTGGTGTCGGCACATTTCCAACTGTTAGTTTTATTCAAAGAAGATTACAAAGAAGCACGGGACTTGATAGAGATATTAGAGTTATAAAGGATGTAGAAATTCCACCAAATGATGCTGTAATCTTGGTCGATGGTAGAATGGTTTTGGAAAAAACCGCACTTGTTATTGATAGTTTATATGTTAATGGAACTCAAACGGGTGTTACTACTATTAGTAATGTAGTTTATGATGAACCTACTGGAATTATTACTGCTACTACAATGGCCACTCATGGTTTTAGTGTGGGTGATCAGGTTACATTAGCAGGTATTGCTTTTACATGTCCAGATAAAACCGCAGGTATAACAACAAATATATTTCCAGACCCACAGAAATCATATTTTGTAGATACTGTTGTTGATACTCATAGATTTTCATCAGTAATTGGAGGTGCTAAAGGATATAAGCACGTATATAATCCTGCTGTACATAAATTTATTCGTGCTAATCAAAATGCTCTTTCAAGAGACACATGGGATGATGGGGCAAGTAAGTATACTCCTACTGCTGGTTCTTATGATGGAAAAACTGGTATTGTAAAATTAACTGTTAAAGATAAAGCACTTGATATTATACAGACTGCTGGATCTATTACTCCAACTGGAGCAGCATATGATGGTAATGCTGGAATTTTAACAATTACTAAAAGTACTCATGGATTTAATGATTGGGATTTGGTAAAATTTGATGATGGTGCATTAACATTTAAATGTACTATGGATGGTAATGTTAATGAGAAAGCATATCCACGTTATGGTCAAGACCCAATGAGTGGTGTATGGAAAAAGGTTACTAAACTTGATGCTAATAATTTTGAAGTTTTTGTAGGAAGATCAACTTTTGATTTTTATGATGTAAGTGAAGCCCTATATGATCCTACTGCTGGAATTGCAACATTAACCGTTGGAACTCATGATATTGTAGCAGGAGTTACTAGCGTTAGATTAGGGACACAATCATTAGGATTTACTTGTACTGAAGGTTCAGGCACAAAGCTTTATCCTCGTGCAAGTGGTGAAGGTGGAAACTCAGGTATTGCTGATAAAGCATATAATGATGCGGTTGGAGTTGCTGCAACAACAGATACCACAATTAGTTTAGAGGTTGGTACCTCTTCAAATACAACTCCACATACTTTTGTGGCAGCAACAAAATTACAACCAACTGATGTTGAGTATACTCCAGGTACTGGAGCATTAAAACTTACGGTTGCTAATCACTTAATACAAACTGGAGATGCTATTAAGATTGATGATGGTTCTATAACTCTTAGTTGTGATTATGGATGTCAAGTAGGAGTTGCTTCATATAGAGCTTATCCTAGATCAACTGACCCTGCGAGTGGAAAGTGGTTAATTGCTACTAAAAACGATGCTAATAATTTTACGGTGAATGTAGGTGCTTCACCAGATACTTCAGAACATAGTTTTGTATCGGCAACTGCTGGTATAACTAGAAGTGTCGTTAAACTTGGTGGTGCTTATACACATACATTTGTGTCGGCAACTAGTGGTGTTAGAAAATCAACAACAAAAGTTGGAATTGCTACAGAATCATTAATATTCTCTTGTAGTCAAGATGGATTTAAGACAGAACATGCTTATCCTCGTATTGGTGATCCTGTTGTAGGATTGCAAACTGGTCCTACGGAAGTAGACTGTAACAATATTAGTTTCTATGTTGGTATATCGACAGCTGGTGGAATGGTCGCTCCACTTCAGATGGAATTTCTTGCAAGTATTCTAGAGAACAGTAATGCCTAAGTATCTTAGTGGTAGAGTTAAAAGAAGTGCTAATTCAGAGTTAAAATCTGATAGGTATACATATCTTAGTTTAGAACAAGCAGAACCAAATCCCAGTGATCCACAGACTCTGGGTATTGCTGATGGTTCATCGAGTACTGATTTTCCTGTAGGAACTAAATATCAAGTTTTTAGTGTATATGGTGATCCTAATCCTGGAACTAGATATTGGCAACCAGTTGGTGGTGGAATAATACCTGGATCTATTTCTGTATTTGATGAAGGTACTGTAATAGGTGGTGCTAATAGTATCACTTCTCTTAATTTTGAAGGAGTAGCAATTGCAGCAACATCAACACCTCCTGGAACTGGTGTTGCCGCAACAATTACTGTTGCTCCTCCAGGACATAGTGGACAATTATTATTTAATTTAAAAGTTGGAACTGGTATAACTGATTTTTCTTCATCAAATAACTTAGTATTTGATCCAAATGTTGGAATATTTACAAGTAAAACTCATTCACATGTAGGACTTGGTGGAAGTATTTTTAGTGCCTTTAGTGGAACTAGTGGGGGAGTTGGTGTTGCATCTGTTGGTATAGGAACTTCAGACCCTACAGCAACTCTTCATGTAAAAGGTGGTCTTAGATTAGAAGGAACGATTTATGATGGTGATAATGAACCAGGAACTGCTGGAGATTTAATAGTAAAAGCTAATGATGGCACACTTGAATGGAAAGAACCTAAAACAGTACAATCAGGTGCTGGTGGATATATAAGCAATGTTCAATATCATGATGATACTGGACTTGTTGAAGGAGCATCTAATTTTGTATGGGTTGAACCAAAAGTAGTAGGTGCTGCTGGTTCTGTTGGTATTGGAAGTACTCAACCTATTGTATTATTTGAAGTTTTAGGTAATTCTATACTTACTGGAGTAACTACATTTACTGGTGGTGATGTAGACTTTATTGGTGATGCTGTTGGTATTACATCTGTTTTCTGGGATAAGTCTGCTAATGAATTAAAGTTTTATGATGGTTCAAAGGCATCATTTGGTGATTCAGGGGATTTACAAATATATCATTCAGGAACACATAGTTTTATAGAAGATACGGGAACAGGTAATTTAGTTTTAAAAGGAAGTCGTATTGATATTCAAGATACTGATGGTAATGAATTATTAATAGCAGAAGGTGGTCAATATGTAAGGTTAGCTTATGGTGCTAATGAAAGATTTACAACTACGGGTGTAGGTGCGAGTGCAGTTGGCATTATGTCAGCATCTCAATCATTTATTTCACCAGAACTTTATATCAATCCCAGTGGTATTGGTACGATTGGAAATGTTAAGATATCTGGAAATACTGTTAATACTACAGTCGGTGCTTTAACTTTAGATTCTAATTCTGGAACCATAACAACTCCAGATAAATTTACTATTACAGATTCAACAGATTCAACCAGTGTTGATAGTGGAGCACTACAAGTTGATGGTGGTATCGGAATAAACAAAAATATACATGGTGGTGGATCATTAAGGATTCTTGGATATCCTGCAGCAGACATAGTTACTTATCCGTATGATTTTAGAACTTCTGGAAATCCTCCTTCAGGACAAGTTCAATTTGACCAAGGTAGTTATACAACTGCTACTACGTTAAAGATTCATAAAACAGATAGGACTAATAATGATCATCCAGCAATTTATGCTGTTCTTCGATTAGGTGATACAATTAAAATTATTAATGATACTGATACCAGCAAGTCAATACTTTATAAACTTACAGGTGATAGTACTGTTAGTGGTGATGTATATACATTTCCTATATCATACCTAGAAGGAACTTGGTCTGAAGCATTACAAGGGACTGACGTAGATGTTGTTATCGATCAAGTGGGAGAAGGTAGTGTTAGTCTTGCTTCTGCTGGTGGTATAACAACAACTGGTGGTGATTTATATATTGGTGGAGATTTATTTGTACAAGATGATATATTCTTGGATGAAGGTAATTTTCAGAAACTTATTGTAAAACCTGGCCCTCCAGGTACAGGAGTTTCTACATTCTGGGGAGATATTAATGTAGGTGTTGGTAATACAGCTGCATTTATTGATGCTGGTCTGAGTAGAGTTGGTATAGGAACTTCAGTTCCATCCGATGAACTTCATTTATTTAATCAACATGGTGATGTTACACTTAAACTTGAATCTTATGAAAATAATAAAGATACTCAAATAAAACTCTTTCATAGAAATAATGCAAAATGGACTATATCCAATGATACTTCTAATACTCATCAGTTGGAGATTATGGGAGATGGTGGTACTAATGATAAATTCTTTGTAATAAAACAAGATGGTTATATTGGTATTGGTGAAGAAAACCCAAGTTATATTTTAGATATAAAAGGTAAAACTGGTGGTAATGCTACTCTTCAATTAAGAAATGATGGCACACAATCTTCAGACCATACTGCTATAAGAAATAAGATAGATAGTGTTTCTGCTTCAAACTATATTTACTTTGGTGATAATGATGATGATGATGTTGGAATAATTGAATATGATCATGGTGAGAATTCTCTAAAATTTACTGTTAATACTGGTGAATATTTAACGATAGAATCAACGGGTATAGTAACATCAAAAGGCCAAACATTATTCTCAAAACAATTAAATGTACTTGGTGTATCTACTTTTGGAGGTATTACAACAGTTCATGATACCTTATTTTCAAAGGAGTTGGGTGTTCTTGGGTTTTCGACCTTTGTTGGTATTACAACAGTTAATGATACTTTATTTTCAAATGAACTTGGTGTTCTTGGGTTTTCAACTTTTGTCGGTATTACAACAGTTAATGATACCTTATTCTCAAAGGAGTTAAATGTTCTTGGTGTTTCAACTTTTCATGATACTGTTCATTTAAAAGGAGGGTTAAAAGATAAAGACGGTGATTTGGGTGAGAATGGACAACTTTTAGAATCAAGAGATAGTAAGACAAACTGGGTAAATGCTGGAGATTTAACAGTACAAAATGCTACTAAAGTTGGTGTTGGTACTACTAATTCAGTAGTTGAGGATGTTCCTTCTACTGTAAGTTATTATCCTACTTTTGTTAATTCTAATAATAATCAATCTAGAGAGAATGAATTTTTATATTCAGATATAGGATTAACTTATAGTCTTTCTTATACTAATGGTATTGGTATAGGTTCTGTTGGTATTGGAACCAGTAATCCACAACGTAAATTGGTTGTATCTAATGAGGGAGAAGAGGGATTTGAGTTTTTCCCTGGTGATAGTGCTAATGGTGGATCTTTAAATCTTTATAATAGAAAAACAACTAGTTATATTCCACTTACAATCAATTCACAAGATTTTAGATGGGCTCCATCAGGAGGAACAGAGGCATTTCGCATCGACGCAAGTGGTCGTGTTCTAATTGGTGTACAGGCATCTTACGCTAATGCATCTATTGATGATTTACAAGTTGGAAACAATAACTCTGCTACTCAGACAGGTATAACTCTTGGTTCAACAGATGAGTCTGCTATTGCGTTTGCTGATGCTGGTGACGCTAGAGCTGGAAGTATAATTTATAATCATGGATCAGATGCCATGATAATTAAGACTGCTGGACAAAATGAAAGAGTTACAATAGATTCAATTGGTAATTTTATAGTATCTGCTGCAACTGGTATATCAACCTTTGTTGGTGGTGCTCATGTTACTGGTGTTGGTGTAAGTATTGCTGTTGGTGGATTAGATGTCAATCCTCTTGGTATCTCTACACTTCACAATCTTGAAACAAGATTTATTAATGATATCAATCATTATCTTGAAATAGGAGATTTTAGTAATACAGGAAACCCTAATAGTAATACCTCTCCATTCACATTATATAATGCAGTGGTTCGTACAGGTTCTTATAAACCAAAACATGGTGAGATTATAAAAATTGAATTCAGTGAGGATGGGAAACCCACTAGACAACTTATCTATGAGTATGATGCTAATACCACTAATCCAGGTGTTGGTAAAATGGGTTCATATAACCAATCTAACAACGCCACAGGACTTGATTTTCAAGATACTAATGCAACACTTACATTTAATAAGACAGCACTTCCAGGTAGTTATAATACTACTTTATTTGATGCAGATACTACTAGTGGAGCACTGGATATTTATAGTTTTGGTCAACCTAGTTTCCGTGTTACATTTTCAGATCAGGTAGATATTTCACATAGAGTAGGAATAGGAACCTCAGTTCCTTCAGATCCACAAGGTACTGATAGAGGAGGATTTTTAGCAGTAGCAGGTATTGTGACTGCATATAACATGTATGCTGATAAGTTTTATGGCCCTATAGAAGGTTCTCTTATTCCTACTGGTGATCTTGATATAGAAGAATGGATTCGACATGTAGGTGATACTAATACTAAATTTGGATTCCCTACGGATGATACATTCACAGTAACTACTGCGAATGTAGAAAGACTTCGCATCGACTCAGGTGGTCGTCTATTGATGAATAATATCACTGCAGTTGATGATTGGATGCTCCAAATGGAAGGAGCAGGTGGAACAGGACAGGTTCCAGCAATTTTATTTAAGAATGGAACAACATCAGTTGACGAAACAATAGGTGGTTGGACGGCATATAATACAACCAATCAGGTTGCTTATGTATTAGCAGCAGAAGAGTCTTCTAATGCTGATGCATACATAAAATTTGCTACTAAGGCAGATGGTTCTCCAATTGCAGAAAGACTTCGTATTGAATCAGAAGGAAAATTATTATATTCAGCACCAAGTGGAATGACATCCATTACCTCTAAGAGAACTGATACTAATTCAAATAATGGAGATGGTTGGTTTGAATTAAAGGTAACGAGTGGTGATAATACTGAGATAGGAAAACTTGGTTTTTATAGAGATACAAATACAGATGATGCTCATTTTACAATAAAGACTAGAGATACTGGTGGTTCAAATGCAGAAAGACTTCGCATCACATCAAAAGGTAATGTTGGGATTGGAACTTATGATGTAAAAGCTAGATTGCACATATATGATGATCCTTCTGTCCCTTATTCTGATGCAAGGTTTAGGATTACAAAACATGAAGCACCAACAAATGAAAGACATTGGGAATTATCTGCTAATCTTGATGGACATCTTAGAATACAAGGAATAGATGATTCCAGTGATAATGCTGGACATGGTGCTGGTGGTGGAGATCATTTTGATTTTTGGAGAGATGGGAAACAAATAAAGGAATTTCGTGCAGTCGGTGCTGGTAATACTTGGTTTACAGTTTTTAATAGTACGGAAGCTATTGGTGGTAGATCCAATCTTCAGGGTGTTGGAATAGGAACAACAGCACCATATGAAGCTGTTCATCCAGACAATGTAGCAACGGTCAATGCTGGTATAGTTAGTGCGAATTATTATTTTGGTACTTTTGAAGGAACTATTGGTGATGATGTAACCCTAGACACGGCAGATAAGGCAAACAAAATTAAGGCACAGACAACTTCTTCTAATGCTGCACATTATCTAACATTTGTAAATTCTACAGGAACTGGTTATAAAGATGTGTATGTTAATACTGGTATTTCATACGTACCTGATGTTTGGGATGATGATACAGATCGTGGTACTTTAACTATTACTGGTAATTTATCTATAGGTGGTACGGTCACATATGAAGATGTAACCAATGTAGATTCACTTGGTATTATTACGGCAAGGACGGGATTACATGTTCTTGAGAATGGTATTGATGTAAAGTCTGGTGTTTCTACATTTAAAGACGGTGTTGAGACAGTATCTATTGGTTCTACTACTGGTAGTAGAATATTAAAATTAGGAGAACAATATTGTTTAGCTGGTCCATTTGGTGATGTGAGTACTGCTAATTTACCAAGTAGTACTTATGGTTCAATAACTTATGGGGAACCAAATACTTCTCCAATAGAAAATTATATACCCATAGATGGGCAATTAATAACAATTACCCTTAGTGAGAATGATAAAGAAACTAGAACTTTTGTTTTTGAATATGCTGATGTTCCATCGTATTCTAATAATAATTTTCAAAATAAGTGTGCTTTATCTAACTTGCCTGGTGGAGCTCCAAAAGAATTTAATCAAATAACACCTTCTCAGGGAAGTTGGCGGTTTAGCCATCTAGCCATTTCTGGTAGTCATGGTACCGATTTTAAAACACTTGCTTATGATTATTATACTAATAATTCTGGAGATTCCCATTCTAGTTTTAAAATTCGAGTTGGTAATGCTATAGTTTCAATGAAGTCTGCAGTCGGAATAGGAACTTCTGTTCCAATGGATGCAGTAAGTGATGAAAAAGCACTTTTAGCAGTATCAGGTATTGTAACTGCTCATGAGATGTATGCTAGTAAGTTTTATGGCCCTATAGAAGGTGCTCTTACTCCTACTGGTGATTTTGATATAGAAGAATGGATTCGACATGTAGGTGATGATGATACTAAATTTGGATTCCCTGAAGATAATGCATTTGCAGTAGAAACAGCAGGTTCAGAAAGATTTCGCATTGTATCAACTGGATATGCACAATTTGCAGGTGCTTCAGATGTTCGATTAACTCTTGGAAGTCAAGGTACAGCAGGACAGAATACTTCTAACTGGGTAAGAGGACAAAATGCAGATCTCATGTATAACGCTGCTTCTGGTGCTCATATATGGGAAATAGGTGGTAGTGAGAAGATGCGTATCAACTCAACGGGAGATGTAAGATTTGCTGGAACTAATCTTACAGATAATACAAATAAGAGTGTTAATCTAACAGCACCTTCTTATGACATAGATGAAGAAGATGTAAATTTGGTTCAGGTTGAAAATGAATCTACATTTAACCAGATTAGTTTTGGTGGAGGAACTTCGGAATTAAATGCAGCAACAAATATAAGGTTCTTAACTGCTCCTGCTGTTAATACAGTAACTGGAACAGAAAGAATGTGTATCACCTCAAGTGGTACTGCTATAGTACATAAGGGTATTGAGACAGTATCTATTGGTGCTACAAATGGTGGTAATATTTTAAGATTACAAGATTCAACAACTGCGGCTAGTTGTATTACTGGTGATTTTAGTAATTCTAATCCTTATACATCAGGTGGTTCTAATGTTGGTATCAGTATTTGGAAACCCCAGAATCCTGTGAAGGGTAGTTATAAACCTGTAGCTGGTGAATTAATAAGATTTACCTTTACCCAATCTGGTAAAGAAACCAGAACATTTGTTTGGGAGTATGATGCTGGATTCTTTCCTACAACTGGTAAATGTGCATTATATGATAATTCAATAACTAATTATAATGAAGTAACTTCAACTGCCGATGGAATTAGATGGCAGTTCAATTACACAGCTCACTCAGATGGTTATAGTACTAATTTCTTAACAGATGGTATAAATTATTATGGAAGTGATCTAAAAGATGATGGATTAAGTGTTGAAGTTGGTACTGTAGTCTCAATTATGTCTGCAGTCGGAATAGGAACCTCAGTTCCTTCAGACCCACAAAGTTCTGTTGATAGAGGAGCTATCTTAGCAGTATCAGGTATTGTGACTGCCTATAACATGTATGCCGAGAAGTTCTATGGCCCTATAGAAGGTGCTCTTACTCCTACTGGTGATATTGATATAGAACAATGGATTAGACATATAGGTAATACTAATACTAAATTTGGATTCCCTGCGGATAATACATTTACAGTAGAGACTGCTGCTACTGAAGCACTTCGTATAGATTCGGGTCAAAGATTATTATTAGGAACAACCGCATATAAACAAAACTTAAACTCTTCTGCAGATACATCTGGACAACTTGCACAGTTTGTAGGAACGACAGATGATGTTAATCATTGTGTTGGTATATTTGCATATTCAGGAACTTCAAATCCTACTACAAGAGGTGCAAAAATACAGTTAAACAGAGCTAGGTCTACTGACGGAACTACTAATACTGCTGTTGCTGACGATGATTTAATAGGATCAATTGAATTTAAAGGAAATGATGGTACCAACTTTAGTTCAGCAGCAAGAATTGATGCATATGTAGATGGAGGTGTAGGTACAGATGATATGCCTGGTAGATTATCATTCTGGACTACTAATGAGGGTACTGCTGTACCAAAAGAAAGAATGCGTATCAACGAGAATGGTGCTTTAATTATTGCTGGTACTACTACATTTTCGGATGGAACATATGGTGAAGCAAAATTACAATTTAATACTAAAGATGGTAATCATATAGGTGCTTGTTCTCAGGCTGATACTAATAATAGTATCAATCACGTTCTATTTAAGAATACTCAAGGAATTGTTGGAAGTATTGGAACTAATGATGATGATTTATTGGTACTTACGAATAATATTGAAAAACTTCGCATCACACGTGAAGGTCATTTATATCCTGGAGTTGATGATACTTATAATATAGGAAAATCTACTACAGAATTACGCTGGAACAATATCTATGCGAAGAATGTTTATGCCGAAAATCTAAGTTCAGGTGGTGGTACTTCTCCTACAGATTCAGTCTTTACCAGTACTGGTAGTATTAATGGAAATGATCAAAAAATTGATGATACTGCTGATACTAATTCATTACTTGAATATACGATATTCTTCTCATTAGATGCTACTCCAACATATATGCAATCTCAAAAAATATTAATTATGTCTAATGGTACTAATGCTTATATGCAAGAGTATGCTATTATGTTTAATGATAAAAGATTGGTTACTTTATCTGTTGTAAATACTGGTGGTGCTAATAAAACAGAACTTAGAGGTACTACTTTAGTATCACAGGTTACATATAAATTATCAAGGAGAACTATTACATAATTATGGTTGGAATCAACACAAATCTTCTTAAACGTAATGAGCTTCCATTTGTAGAAGAGGAAAAAGAATACCAGAAAAAAAGATTAGAAGAAATAAAGGACTTACCACGTGTTCCTGAAGGAACTGGGCCAAAAGTTTATTGTGTGGTTTGTAAAAATGCTTCAGATTGGAATGAGATTCATAATTATATTATTAATGAGAATGAAATAGATGGTATTCCGAATAGAAAGATAGATTGTACTGACGAATATAAAGTTTGTAATAGAATGGCCTCCTATGAAATGTCGGATGCAGAGGCAGAACAATTAAAAAATCATCCAAAAGTTTTTGGTGTTAATATAGATGAATCTTATTATGGGGGTTCTATTCTTAGTCAATCTGAGAGTGATGTAAGTCAATCTCCAAGGTATAGGGGTACCATTAGGGCAGTATATGATCCTGCTTCTTCGTTTACTCCAGCAGCTCCAGGAGTTACATTAAGATCAAGAGCTACACCAAATATCTATAGACAAGCATATAAAGATAATCCTTTTGTTGGTGAAGTTGATTCTGCTCTGCAATATGTGTCACCTGTACGTAGAGGTAGTGGAAAAAATGTTGATGTTATTGTTGCTGATACTGATGCATGGTATGGACATATAGAATTTATAAAAACTGGTGGAGCAGCTGGTGGAATGGAACCTGAAGATTTTATAGGTGAAAATGCATTGAGGAAGGGTTTTTCCGAATCTGCTACATCTTCTCTTACTGGAGTATGTGGTGTTCTGGATTTGGTTTTAGATTTACCATATTATCTTGACCCAGATTGGTTTGAAGCAGATCCTGGTAATAGATTAGAGACTCGTTGGGATGGAACAAAAGTCCCTCTCGAATACTATGCAAGAGCTTGGTGGAATAATGAATCTACAACAGCAAGATCTGCTAAGTTTGTTAGTACAAATATAACTGGTGGAACTGCTGTTATAGGAAGTAAAGAGGATTTTGGTACGGTATCAATACCTATTTCTGGTGATGATGCTTATACAAGAGCTGCCATGAATGGAAGCAATACCACTCAACATACTGGAGGAGGTTATCATGGTACTCCTTGTATGTGCTTGGCATATGGAAAAACACAAGGATGGGCATACAATGCATATAAATGGCATATTGATAGATATATTGGTGTAGATGAATATTTCAAAATAGTAAAAATCTTTCACCAAAATAAACCAATACAACCTGATGGTAGAGTAAATCCAACTGTAGTTTCTAATAGTTGGAGCTATATTCAAAACTTGCCTCCAACTGATGGTAGTAGTAGTGGTTATTATTATTACCATCCAAATGCTACACCAAGTGTATCAAATAATGGAGTGAGTTATGATAAGGATAGTACTCCTGCATATCTTAATAATCTTGACACTCCTTGGAAAACTGGTGCTACTTTTATACCAAGTAATAGTACAGTTGCACTGGGAGATGATTTAATTGAGGCTGGTGTAATTTGGGTTTGTTCTGCAGGAAATCGTAATGCAAAACAGGTCTTAGATGGACATGCTGATTATGATAACTTTCAGCATCATTCCAATTCCAGTATGACATTGGAAACGGCATCAACTACAATGACTGGAAGATTTTATAGAGACGGCAACTGGTATTTTGGAACTGGTTATAGTTGTTTAACTAATCGTATTGGAATGCCAGCTCAAATTGGAAAATTTATTGATCAAGATAATAAAGATGTATATCCTGCTTTTAATATTGGAGTATTGAATTCGGATATGTATAATAATATGGAATATAAGGCTTCATATAGTAATATGGGTGAGGCAATAGATTGTTGGTGTAGTGGATCACAAGTTATTGCAGGCTGTGACGATAATTCGAGTACTAGACATAATCGTTATGATGATGAATACAGATTATCAAATTATGTTATAGTAACTAGTGGTGGTACATTATCAGATGAATGTGAAGATACTTTATTTGGAGGAACGAGTGCCGCATGTCCTGTTGCGGCAGGAATGTTTGCAACTTTATTAGAATATCATAGAGATTGGACATGGAGGGATATTAAAGAATGGTTGAAAAATGATGTCACTAATCCCTCTATAGCAAATGGAACTATTGTTAGTGGTGCTTTTTTTAGTCTTTATAGTGAAGCAACCACTGCTACTGATACAAAATGGAATACTCCTTGGAATGTTCAAGATGATACCAAAAGAAAAATTCTTTGGGATGCATCACCATTCCCTAAAGAAAGTGTTTTAAGAGTCAATGAATGTAATGGACTGACTTTTAGTGGTGACGGATTAAAAATAACTCAAGCTTAATAAATATCTAAAAAAACAAATGGCTGATTTTGGTGTTAATGAATTAAATATTTTAGCCTCTTCGGGTACTCCACAGATAGAAAGTGTGGAGCAATTAAATATTAGAACTGGCCATTCAGCAACTGGTATTGGTAGTACTGTTGTAATGGGTTCTAAGGATTCTGATTTTAGTTCACCATCACCATCACATGTAGATACTGGTAATAATGTAGTTCTTAATGTTGGTGTAGTAACATGTAATAGTATATTTGGTAAAGTTAATGGTTTAACTTATCCTCATCAAAATGGTACTGATGGGTATGTATTAACCAGTGATGGTGGTGGTAATGTTGGGTGGGAAGTAAATCCAGGTGGAGGTAGTGGTGCAGGTACACTTAATGTAAATGGTAGTCCAAGTGCAACTACTCAATATAATTTAACTTTTACTCAAGGTAGTGGTAATAATAAAACTGTATATGTTGGAACTGCTATTACAGTACATGATAATGACATCTATGCTAAATCGGTACATGCCATTGATCCTACTGATGCCACCACTAAAAAAAATCATGCAATTCTCAGTTTCGATGGTGGTTTAGAACTAATTAGAAATAATCATGATAATACTGCTGGTGGTCCTTATATAGATTTTACAAAGAACAAAACACATCCATGGGATTTTGATGCTCGGATACAATTACATAGTTTGAATACTGATGATGCAGCTATAAGATTTCATACAATGAGACCAGGTGCATCACTTCCTGGTGATATTGAAAAAGTTCAAGAAAGATTTGCAGTTACAAGAACGGGTACTGTAGTATCTGGTATAATGACAGTCGGTCAAGGTGCAGTCAGTGCTGGTAGTACAGACGCATATATTCAGGCTGGTATTGGTACTTATTTTATGAGAGAAGCTGATGCTGATCAGTTTGTTTTAACTCGTGATCATAGATCAAAAATGATGGTATTTGATATTGATGTTACTACAACAAGTAGTTTTAGAATAAATCCTAATATTTTTGGTTATGGGGATTCAATAAGTTTTTATAATGCTAGTGCTATTGTTAATAATCTTGATGTTAATGGTGGTAATGTAAGAATATGGCTTGCTGGTACTAATGTTCAAGCTGCTGCAGGTGTAAATGATGGTTTGATTCATTTATCTTCTCATGCAATGGCAACTCTTACTTATGTACATAAAAACATAAGTGTTGATGAGTTTGTAATCACTGGTGGAGGAGTATACGTCTAATGGTTGCTATTATAACTTCACCGACAGCTGTCGGTGTTGGAACCACAGAAAAGTCTGTTTATACTGAATCACATCAAGAGCAGAATTTTGGTGTTTTAACATATAAAACTATTACAAGTCTTCGTGCAAATTATAGAGGAGCAATTTGCTTGAATGATAATGGAGAATTAGCAGGTGACTATGATGATTTAATATTGAGATGTTATGAGGCTGTGTTTAATGATTATGGAATAAATCCTTCTAGTGCAGTAGTTACTGATGTGAAATACACAAATGTCGGTGCTTTTTATGGTCAACCAGTTTCTATGTATCAAACTGGAAATGTTCCTCATATTTTTGGTGGTGATGGTACCACAGGAAATGCAGCTGCATCTTCAGGTGGGGTAGGTATTGATAATAATTGGAAAAGATTAACCAATCTTACTTATATGTATAGTGTAGATTCTGATACATTAGCAAAATATGAATATAATACTGATGCTACAACTAATGCAGAGGGTGCTGGTAAATTTCATTTTGGTGTTGGTGATAGTAAAACTAGAATTTATATCAATAAGACTGATGCCAATGGAAATAGTTTATATGATTTTTTTGATAATCTTGATAATTCATCTAGTCCAGCTGCAACTTCTTATTATATTAAAATAACGAGTCTGAATAAAACTTCTAGTTATGGCCCTTGGAGTGGTGAAAAAAAATATATGTATTGTAATATTATAAGTGATAGTGATAATGGTAATCTTTTTAATAATAGATTTCTCTATTCATATGAAGTAATTGCATCCAATATTAATTTATTATCAAATGGAGGTTCTTCAGGAAGTGAAGATTGGGGTGACTGTGTAATAGAATTCATACCACCTGTTCCAGGAACAACATCACCAACAAAAAACCTTACTTTTTTTCTTAGTCGTGAATCAGCTGAAAATTCTGGATTTTTAATATCATATACTAAATGTGTTGATGGTACTTATAGTCATAAGGTTTATCAATTCGTTAGAAATGATTGTACTCTAGGGCCACAGTCGGATTTGAGTGACGGGTATTCATTTACCAATGTTACTGTTACTGCTGGAGTTGCTCCAGGAGGTGCTTTATTAGGTATTCATCCAAATCTTCAATGGAGAGTATGGGGTTATGTTGTAGGTGATGATCCTAAATGTAAATTGATTAATATTCCAAATCCAAAAAATGCTGAATCTTGATTGACAAAATTATTATTATGTGTTATAGTTAAAAAATGGTACGAGATTATTATGATGGATGATGATACGTTGATGGAAGTCGTGATTGACTTGTGTTCTCGTACTTTTTTACTTTTAAGTGATGAAGGACAAGAAAGAGTCGTAACCTGTGATAATACCGAACAATTCATGAGAGTATTAAAAGTTTGTACGGATAGGTTAGAAGAAGATCAGATAAGATATGATAGTATAAATATCGGAGAGTAATGCAGAGTGAATTGTGGAAAAGGATCTTATACCTTTAAAAAGGTTACATGATGACTATAGAAAAGAGTTGATTGAAGAGAACGATGAAGATGATGAGATAATTAGAATACATACTACACATAATGATGGGCCATGAATAATGTATGTTATAGATTCTACTTATTGTTGGTATAGTGATTGGACTAACAAACATGAAAGAATTGTTTTAATGTATTTTATTAATGGAATTCCATTTACACATGATGAATTAGAAGATCTTAATCAGACTGAAGAAGATTTACCAATGATTAAGATTATTGCAGATTACGAAAAGAAGTATAACACTGAAGATTTGTATAATTATTATACTTATTTGTTAGAAGAACAGATGCATCCTCTAATATTTGATATGGATTTAGAGAATCCTGAAGACCTTCCAGACGATGCTGAAATTGAGGAAGATCTGGCTAACTAAATAAGATATAGCAATAATTTTAGTAGTCATAATCTCATGCCACTGAATAAATTAGATAATTTTATCAAGAATACTGAAGGTCGTATTCTTTATGTGAGTCCAGATGACTTAGACTCTACAGATAGTATTAGTAATGAAGGTAATTCTCTTGCTAGACCATTTAAGACTCTTCAAAGAGCATTAATTGAGTCTGCGAGATTTTCATACATTAAAGGGAGAAGTAATGATTTAGTAGAAAAAACTACTATTCTTTTAATGCCTGGAGACCATGTTATAGATAATAGGCCAGGATTAGCAATATACAATAGTGGTGGTACTGCGAAAGTTAGAAGACCACATCAAGGTGGAAGTGGATCTGATGTTGCAGCAGGAACTGAATTAAATTTAGATTTAAATTCAAAGTTTGATATAACACAAAACGATAATATACTTTATAAATTCAATAGTATTCATGGTGGTGTTGTAGTTCCAAGAGGAACTTCTGTAGTTGGATTAGATTTAAGAAAGACAAAATTACGTCCAAAGTATGTACCAAACCCAACATATTCTGATGTAGAAGTACCAAGATCTGCTATCTTTAGAGTAACTGGTGGTTGTTATTTTTGGCAATTCTCTATTTTTGATGGAAATGATTTGGAGGAGGTATATACAAATCCAGATGATTTTACAATTAGTAAAAAAGCAACACCCACATTCTCTCACCATAAACTAACAGTATTTGAATATGCGGATGGTGTTAATAAGGCTGTATATAAAGATCAGAGGTATGATCTAACTGATCTTGATATGTACTATGCGAAAATTGGTAACGCATATAATGAGGGAGCATCAACAAGAGAGATAAAATCATCAGAGAAATGGCCAACAAATCCTCTTGCTTTTGAAAAACGAAGAGAAGAATATGAAATCGTTGGTGCTTTTGATACTGATCCAATATTAATTGATGATATTCAAGCTGGTGATGCTGGTGGTGTAACACCTATTGTTACTGTTACTACTAAAACACCTCATGGACTTCAAGTTGGTACTCCAATTAAGATACGTGGAGTTAATCCATCAGCATTTAATGCATCTTCTATTGTTTTAACTATAAGTAACACTGATGATAAAGTATTCACATATTCTTTACCGGGTGCTAGTACGGATGCATTAGGTGATGGAGTAGGAGATGCAGAAGATTTTGGTGGTAATGTAACCGTAGAAACTGATACTGTACAAGGTGCATCTCCATATATCTTTAACTGTTCATTACGTTCAGTTTATGGTATGAATGGTATGAAGGCAAATGGTAATAATGCAACTGGATTTAAATCTATGGTTGTTGCACAATTTACTGGTGTCTCACTTCAAAAAGATGATCGTGCTTTTGTAAAATATGATAGTGATTCTAGATCCTATAGTGGTACTTCAATAGAACAGTCAGATGCATCTACTCTTTCTAGTGGATCTTCAAATACTGCAGATGGTACTGCATATCATTTAGACTCTGGAGCAATTTATAGACAAGGATGGGAATCAACTCATATTACTATAACTAATGATGCAATACTTCAAATAGTTTCTGTATTTGCTATTGGGTATGCAAGACATTTCTTTGGTGATACTGGTGCTGATGCTTCTATCACAAACTCAAACTCAAACTTTGGTCAGTTATCATTGGTTGCTGATGGATTTAAAAAGGAAGCATTTGAGAAAGATAATAAAGCATTTATAACCTCTATTATTTCACCAAGACAAATAGAAACTGATGAAGATGAATTGCAGTGGGTAGGTATTGATACAACCACTACGGTTAGTGTAGTAGGTAATACAAGTAGATTATATTTTGCCACATATAAATCTAAAGATAATAAACCACCAATATCAATTCAAGGATTCAAACCAGGAGCAAAAAGTGGTGAGTTATTAAGTGTTGAGATTGATAAAGGAGGTGCTACTGGTATTGTTACTTATACATCTCCAATAGTGATGCCGACATATAATGTGTCGAATTCTAAGGAATATGTTGTAACAACTTCACCCACTGCTGCATCTAATGAATTTACAATCGGAACAAATAATTTAGAGGCAGGTGAAAAGGTAATTGTTATTAGTGATGATGGTGACTTACCTGAAAATATTGAAACTGATACTGTATATTATGTAATAAAAGAAGGTACTGATAAAATTAAATTAGCAGCTTCTGAGTCTGATTCTACAAGTGGAAAAATAATTACAGTTTCTGGTGGAACGAATTTAAAAATTGTTTCGAGAGTTACTGATAAAGAGGCTGGAGAAGCAAAACACCCAGTTCAATGGGATGATTCAACTTATAACGGTGTTGAGGTTAAACAGTGGTATGTAAATACTGTTGGTGCTGATAATAACATTTACAATAATTTAAAGGCAAACTTTGTTGATCACACTACAAATAATACCTATATTAAAAGAAAGGCTGATACTAGAAGTTTAGATGAAAAGGTTTATAAACTTAGAGTTGTTATTCCAAAAGAACTTAAAAATGCAAAAAATCCAGAAAATGGATTTGTAATTCAAGAGTCAAGCACAACAGGTGCTAGAAATTTACTTGACTTTACTTTATCAACAGATTTAACAGTTGATGATTATGAATTTAAGAGAAATCCTGGATTTATTAGTACCTGTGGTGGAGCTGGTGCTGTTAAAACAGTAAGAACTGAGTTACCACATAAATTAAATATTGGTGATAGTGTTATTATTAAAAACGTAAGGGATAATACTAATAGTACGGGTGTTGGTAATAGTGGATATAATGGAACATATCCTGTATTATCAGTTCCTAATGATATGGAGTTTACATATCAACCATCACCAACTGTAAGTGCTAATTTTACTAGTAATACCTCAACTAGAAATACTGATTTGCCTAGATTTGAAAGAAATGATTTACAATCAAATCTATACATCTATAGAAGTGAAACTATAAGAAATTATAGTGAGGGTGTTCAAGATGGTATATATCATCTTTATGTATTATCCGCAGATAAAACGACACCTTTAGAATTTACAGATTATAATTATAGTCAAAATATTGTGGATTTATATCCACAAATGGATAGGGATAATGTTCTGGGTAACCCAAGAGCTAGTTCATCTTTTGCTAAAAGATCTCCACTTGGTGAAGTTGTAACTAATGATCTTAAAAAGAGTATTACTAGAGAAGCATTAGATGACTTTAGTAAGGTTATAGGAATTGGTGTTACTATTTCATCTGTTGTTGATAGTGGAACATCTGCTACTCTTAACTTTGCTAAACCACACGGATTTGCTGGTATTTTAACTGGTAGGATAGATGCTGCTGGTGCAAGTTATAATAATGGTACATTTTATAATATAAAACTTTTAGATGGAAGTGCTAATCCTTCAGCAACTACATGGAAAGGAGCAACAGCAAAAGTTAGTATAGTTGGTAATGCTATTCAAAGTGCTGAAATTCAGTCTCATGGTTCTGGATATGCTCCTACAGATTTATATTTTGATCAGACATTTATTGCTGGAAATGGTGCAGGTAGATTTGAAGTACATCAAACTGGTATTTCATCTGCTGTTGGTAATGGAATTCAGATTACTGGTATTGGAACCACTTCTAGTGGATTTTATCAAATAGCAAGTGTACCTACTGATAAATCTATTACCATTACTAAGACAGCAACAGATGTTATTACTATATCAAATCAGTATGTATTTCCAACAGCACCTGCTTTAAGTGTATCACAAGTTTTTGATGCTACTACAAAAACAACTACATTTACTTCCACTAAAGCTCATGGATTAGTCAAGGGTAATGGTTTTAGAGTATTGAATAGTAGTAATACTCTTATATTTGATGGCCTTGTTAGTGATGTACCAACTGGTGCAGATGGTGTTACTAAATTTAAAGCAGTAACCAATACTGAATTATCAAATGTTTCAGTTGTATTGAAATATGGTTATGCTGCGAATGGTGAAGTATCTGATAAGAGTAATGAAAATCTTGGTGCAAGGTCTACTACAGTCTTTGAAAATAATCATGCTTATCTTTCTGCTGAAATGACTTCAGATGGAACTTCTATGCAGTTGGATGTTGTTGGTATTGTTACTTCAAGATTCCAATATGGTTCTTATGTTGAAGTAGGTTCTGAGATTATGAGAATTGCAAGTCCTCTTGCAACAGGTGGTTCTAATAATATATTAAAGGTAATTAGAGGAGCATTAGCAACTAATTCAGTTGCACATTTAAATGGTTCATTAGTTAAAGCAATAAAACCTCTTCCTATTGAGTTTCATAGACCTTCTATATTACGTGCATCAGGTCATACATTTGAATATCTTGGTTATGGGCCTGGTAACTATTCAACAGCATTACCACAGGTTCAAGACAGAACCCTCACAGATAGAGAAGAATTCTTGGTTCAGTCTCAAGAGAAGGCTGGTGGTATAGTTGTATATACTGGTATGAATAATAAAGGTGATTTCTATATTGGAAACTTGAAGAAATCATCTGCTACTGGTGAAGAGACTACTTTTGATACTCCAATTCCAACAGTAACAGGAGAGACTCCTTCAAGATTGAGTGCTATATTTGATGAAGTTACTGTTAAGGAAAGAATAGTTGTTGAGGGTGGTGATGGTACAGACATTCCATCTAAGTTTGACGGCCCAGTAACATTTAATAACAATGCTAGATTTAATGGTGGTGTAGATTTATCTACAGATTTAAAAATTAATTCACCTACTGCATCAAGCAGTACATCATCAGGTGCTTTACAAGTTACTGGTGGTGCTGGTATTGTTGGTACACTCTTTGCTGGTAATATTACATCTCCAGGTACTGTTACGGCAACTAATTTTAGTACTAAAGTTGATAGTGACGATAGAAATTATGAGCAGTTAAATACTGATGGTGGACTTGAATTAGTAAGATCAGATCAAAGTGAGACTGTTGGTGGCCCTTATCTTGATTTTAGTGAGAGGTTACCAGTATCTGAGGGAGGATCTGCATTTGTTGCTGATATGGATGCTCGTATCCAAATGCAGGTTAGTGGAACTTGGACTGAGAAAGTAGGTAATGCAGGAGATTTACATTTCTATACTATTGCAGATCGGGATGATTATCCTAATAATACTGCTGGTGGTCTGGGTGGAATTGGATTAAGACTTGAATTGATTGCTCCAAAGGCAGCATCTAGTCTTCCAGGTGGTGCTAAAATTCATGGTAAATTAGATGTTACTAATGATATTATTGCATATTCTTCTTCTGATAAGAGATTGAAGGATAACATTTCACCAATCAAACAAGCATTAGATAAAGTTAAATCAATTAGTGGTAACACATTTAATTGGAATGGATCATCTCAATATGAAGGTAAGGGTGATACTGGTGTTATAGCACAAGAAATTGAGGCACTTGGTCTTCCTGGAGTGACTACTACACGAGAGGATGGATTTAAGGCAGTAAGATACGAGAAATTGGTTCCCGTTCTTATTGAGGCAATTAAAGAATTGTCTGCGAAGGTTGATAACCTTGAACAAAAATTATCAGATAAATAACTAAAAATGTAGGCTTCAATGGCAAATTATAATAAGTCATTTAACTTCAGGAATGGTGTACAAGTTGATAGTGATAATTTTATCGTCAACGCATCTGGAGCAGTAGGAATTGGAACTTCCATTCCAACTGCCACATTTGATTTGTATGGAGGGTCAAAACTTCGAGGTGATGTAAATATAACTGGACTGGTTACTTCCACACAGGCATATGTGAGTGGAATGTCTACCTTTAATAATGTTACGATTGGTTCTAATATTGATATTGAAGCGAGTTCGGGTATAATAACTGCTGCTAAGTTTTATGGTGATGGTAGTACATTAGATAATGTAACATCCATAGCTGTTTCTGGATGGGAAATTAATGCTGGTTTAGCTGGTACTACATCTTCGGTTGGTATAGGAACCACAAATCCTGAAACTAAATTACAGGTATGGCATAATGATACTGCTTCTTATACCCCAAATGCAAATATTACTAATCTTGTACAAATATACAATGTTGATAAGACAAAAAATGATACATTTGCAGGACTAACATTAAGTTCATTAAATACTGCTCAACAAGAAGCAGTTTATAATATTGCTTGTGTTAGTGAAGCTACTGCTAGAAAAGGTAGTCTTATAATTCAATCAAGAAATACAGATGATACTTATACTGAAAAACTTCGCATTAACCCAGACGGCTATGTTGGTATAGGAACTACAGTACCTGGTCAACCTTTAGATGTTATTGGAACATTAAGAACCGAAGAATTAGCAGTAACAAAAACTTCTAGTTTTGAGCAACATGTAGGATTTAATACTGGTTTGACTGTAACTGGTGTTTCTACGTTTAGTGATACAGTTAATATTAGTGAAGATTTATCTGTTGTTGGTCTAGCTACATTTAAAAAGCATGTATATCTTGGTGATACTCTTGCTGATAAAATAGTTGTTGGTGGTGCTATAAATTCTAGGTTGATACCTAATCCTGATGATAGTCAAGTTCCACAATGGGATATAGGTTGGGATGGATTCCAATCCATGTATTATTGGAGAAATATATTCCTAACTGGTAATGCAAAAATTGGTGCAGGTCTTACTGTAGTAGGTGTATCCACATTCCATAATGCAATAGAAGGTGATACATTATATCTTGATGGTGGTTATAATGAGGTTGTTAAGAGTAGTGGTATTTCAACCGTAAGTATTGGTCAATCAGTAGGAGTTGGTAAGAGTACAGGTATATTAAGATTTGGATCTTCCGATAGAACTTTTGAAGTTCTTAATAATGATATAGGTGATTTTGTTTTTGGATTACATTCTGGCCCTATTGCTGGTATTAATACTGGAGACTTTAAGTGGACTAGGAGAACTACTAAAAACTTAATGACTCTTACTGGTATTGGTGGTAGTTTGGGTATTAACCAAGAAGACCCTATACATCCATTACATGTTGGTGGTAGTTCCACTATTACAGGTAACGCATGGTTTGGTGCAAATTTAAATGTAAAGAGTAATATAAATTGTGAAGGTGTTATTACAGGAAGTTTCACATTACAGAATCCTATTACATCCAATATTAATTCGACAGGAATAAGTACCGTTGGTGGTCTTCATATTGTTGGCGGTTCTAGTAATACTCTTGGTATTGGTACTTATACGGTTACTGCTGGTGCTAAAGCTGAGATACAGGGTGGAGCAGTATTCCCTGATACTGGAGTTGGTATTAATACCAATAAAGTAGATTCGGAGTTCCCTCTTTCTGTTCGTGGTAACATGAAGGTGAACAGACTCAGTGGATGGTCAAAAGAAGGAGTAAATAGTGAAGGTGTAACATTACAGCACGATCATACTGATATATTAACCGTTGTTGGAACAGGTGTTACGATTGTAGGTGTTACTACAATCACATCTACTGGTGTTAATGTTAGTGGTATAGTGACTGCGACAGGTGGATTTATTAGTAGTCCAGATGATACTAATCCTGTAAAGATTACTGTATCGGGTACCACATTAACATTTACTGTTGGTACTAAAACTGCTACTCTTACTCTAAGTTAAGATATGACTGTTACAAAAACTGCAACTGCTCATTTTACGAGTGGTGAGATTAAATTCAGTGTTCTAAGAGATACTTTTACTGGTAGGACATCTGGATATGTAAATGCATCCGAACTGTTTAGAAATACTGATAATGATAGATCTATTCCTGTAGTTCCAGATGCTACTGAAAATGCGAATATAGCAGGA